TTTAGTTTTGCATTAGGGAGAGATAGCAAGTCAGAGGATGGCTTGAATCCTCACTATGCTTTGATTGACGAGTATCACTCACATCCTGACGATGGCTTGTTGAATGTTTTAGAATCCGGTATGGGCGCAAGAGAACAGCCCTTGACATGGATCATCACTACTGCTGGGTTCAATTACAATTCTGCATGCAAGCAATTTGAGGACATTTGCAAGAAAATACTTGATGGACAGCTGGAGAATGATCAGATCTTTGCAATGATCTTTGATATTGACGATGACGATGATTGGGAGAATGAAAAAGTCTGGGCAAAACCAAATCCTTCTCTTGGTGCTTCGCTAAATATTGAGTTTATGCGATCTGAATATCAGAAAGCAAAGACCGAAGGCAAGTCGAAGGAAACCAGCTTTAAAACTAAGAACTTAAACATCTGGCTAAAAGGTCAAGTTGGCTGGATTCCAGTATCTAAATGGGATAGATGTCAAGTTGCTGGCTTATCTATCCATGATTTTAAGGGTAGATCAGCTTATATGGGGTTTGACCTTTCATCTACATACGATATTAGTGCTGTATCTGTATTTATACCTTCGATAGTCGAGAAAGAAAAGCATAGATTGTTTATCTACTACTTTTGTCCAGAAGAACGGACTTACACAGATGAATACGAGTACAGCTATCAGGATTGGGCTGCAAAAGAATACATCACATCTACTTCTGGCAGCAGCATTGACCAAGATCAGATCAAAGAGTTTATACTAAGTTTGGCAAATGAACTTGATATTAAAAAGATCGGCTATGACAAGTGGCAAAGCAATAAGCTTGCTACTGAACTGATGGATGACGGTGCAAAAGTTGAAAGCTTTGGCCAGACTGTCGGCAATTTTAATGAGCCATTGAAATTTCTTGAAAAGCTCATTGTTGATGGCAATTTAGAACATGACGGCAATCCGGTTCACTCTTGGATGTTTGGTAACTGCTCAATTTATGCCAACAATTCAGGATTGCGAAAGATCATAAAGCAAAATGAAAGCCTTAAGATAGATGGATTTGTAGCTGCATTGATGGCGATAGGTGTTTACTTGAATCAGCAAAACAAAGAAGTTAAGTCAGTATATGAAACAGGATAGCGAAGAATTCTTTAAAATTCCAGCTTCGGTGTTAAATATGCTGTTTCTGGATAGGTATTTTGAGTATTGTCAAGCATTAAGAGCCGAAAACTTGACATTGGTAGAGATTTACGACCACATTGACAATAAATTAGCTGAATACAACTTGCCGCACAGATACACCAACTACGAAAGCTTTAAAAACGCTTATTACAAGTGGATAAAAACTAAAATTCAAAGCAATGGCTAAAAAAATGAGTTTTGACAAGTACTTTGACAAGTATTTTGATAAATATTTCAAGTTTCACGAGTTTGACAGCCCAGACATGCCCGGATCAGGTGAAAAGTTTATGAGCCATGACTTTTTGGGCAGGCTGGCACTCGCAAGGCATGTATCACAAAGTCCTTTTCAGATCAATTCAGGGTACAGGACAGAAGCGCACAATAATACTTTGAGAAGTTTTGGCTACATGGTGTCTCCATTCAGTTCTCACATGAAAGGTCTGGCAGCTGACATTCATATTTCTAACGACCTACAGCGATTTAAAGTGCTTTGTGGCCTACAACATGCAGGATTCACCAGAATTGGTATAGGCAAGTACTTTATTCATGTTGACATGGATGAAAGCAAAACGCAAAACATTATCTGGACATACTACAAAATGTAAAAGCATGAGCGGAGGATATTTTAACTACAATCAATATATATTGATTGATATGATTAACAAGCTTGATGAAAGGAAGAAAAGGATAAAAGACTATGGTAAGGACATTGATGTCCTTACCATAGATAAAAGTACCGAGGATTTGATTGAAGATGCCAAAGTGATAGCGAAATTAGCCCAGATATTTATACACAGAGTTGACTGGCTTTTATCTGGAGATGATGGGCCTGAAACTTTTAAAGAAAGAATTAAAGAAGATCTTAGTAAAGCTGGATTTTTGTATTATGGCACTAATAGCACATCATTTTCTGATAGAAAAGTTTATGGTTTCTCAAAAAAAATTGAACAATGACCTTTAAAGTAGGTGATACAGTCCAAAAAATAAAAGGGTATGACTATGTTGGTACAGTAGTCTCTGTTTTCAACAAAACAAATGGCGACATCAGACTTGTGGTAGAAGAACACAAGACTGGCATGCTGCATATTTTTAATGAAAGCACATTGAAAGAAATTCACATAAATTACCTGCATTGCGATTGTTGCGGGGAGGTAAAAACAATAATAACAAAGCCATGATAGAAGAACTAAAACAACTTGCAAAACAGATCCACAATAATGCACTCGGTAAGGGATTTTATGACCGGAAAGATGAAAGTTTATTTCAGACACATCAATTGTATGAAATAGCCAAGGAAATAGCAGAGTTTCACGAAGCTTATAAGAAAGATAAATCGATGCCAGGTGAAAACTACATAGAGGATTATGCAGAAGAAATAGGCAAAGAAAAGGATGTGTTTGAGGCATTGGTGAAAGACACCTATCAAGACGAATTAGCGGATATTGTAATTAGATGCCTTGATTATCTTGAATATCAAAGACACACTAAATATTTGAAGGAGTTTGCAACAGGGCCTTTTGGAGTAACTGATTATTCTATATCAGATTTCTGTTTTGATATGACTAATAGCGTATTAAACCTTGAAATTGGCGATGTAGTCATAAATGTTTTGCATTTATCTGATTTACTTAATGTAGATCTTCTCTGGCACATCAAGGCCAAAATGGCTTATAATGCTACAAGGGGAAAGCTACATGGTAAGAATTTCTAATTATAATGCTAAACATGAATAAAATAAAAGTTAAACAACTCGAAAAATGGGCAAAAAAGATCCACAATAATGCACTCGGCAAGGGATTTTATGACAATGAGCTTAAGGCGTATTTTTCGCATAATCAAAAGCTGGAGATTATCAAAAAACTTTGCGAGTTTCACGATGTCTGGGAAAAAGATAATGAAAAGTGCAAAGAGGAGCTGGCTGATGTTGTTATCCTGTTACTTGACTACGTTTATTTTAAGGGCTACAAAATTCATAACAGTAGTTTTTTGCCTGAAATAACAGAAAATCAAATTTATACAATTAGCAGAGAAGTTTATTTTTTGATATGTCATGTTACAGACGAATGGTTTATACCTGTTATTTTCAGATGTTTTGATATCGCTACCTATCTAAACTTTGACCTGATAGATGAGATTGAAAAGAAAATGAAGTTATAAACAAGCAAATAGTTTAATTACAGCCCAATAACAGCTATTTGCTATACACTTTGTTATAGGGCGTTTTTATTATGAGTGGAATTAATTATAGAACCGAACAAGAAGAAATTCAAAGAACATTGAAGTTCAAACCTAATGCTGATATACCTACAAAAATAGGTTACAGTTATTATCAATCAGGCACTAACGGTAATTGGTTTTTAAGAAGAACTAAAGACCAAAGAATTATAGCTTCATTTGTAGAAAAAGAACACTTGATTCTTTTCCTAAATGCCCTATAACGCTAATAGGGGGAAACTACACGGCAAGAATTTTTGATGTTTCATAATGCTTTGGTTTTAGCTTTTGGCGGAGCTGTTTTGCATAGCAACTCCGCTTTTTTATTGTATTTTTGCATAGACATGATTTGAGCTTTCTGCCTGTGTTGCGTTTCTCCGACCTTCACAGGCTTTTTTGTAATTTTTAGTTACCACATAAGGCCAAATACTTTCATAAATTCGCATCATGGCATTTTCTTTAAGAAATTTATTTCGGCGCAATCTTGAAAATCCAGCTACAAGTCTGGCTAATCCAGCTATGTGGCTTGTCAATATGTTTGGCGGCGTAACTTCGGGCGGTATCACAATAACACAAGATAATTCGCTTGGTATCACAGCTGTTTGGTCTGCGGTGAATAGAATTTCAGACAACATTGCTACAATGAAAGTCGATGTTATTGAAGAATTGCCAACTGGTGAAAAGATGATCAGAAACGATCATCCAGTAGCAAGGCTTTTGAATGAGCCATCCTACAGATACACTAATATCACTTTCTTAAAGACGATTCAGGGCTATGCTACTCTTGCTGGGAATGGTTTTGCTGCGATTGTTCGAGATCCTCGCACGGCAAGACCAACGGAAATGATAATTGTGCATCCCGGCAATGTTGACTACAAACTCGAAAACAACAAGCTTTATTACATTGTCAATGTCGATGACAAAAAATTCTACATTGATAGCAGCGAATTGATCCACATTCCCGGACTTACAATGTCTGACGATGGGATTATGGGCCTTTCTCCGATATCTATACACAGGGAGACTTTAGGCTTTAATGTAGCGACAAAACAATACGGCAACAAGCTGTTTCAAAATGGTGCGCACATGAGCGGTTATATTACTACTGATGTACCATTGACAGCAGAGGCCAGAGATAGGGTAACAGATAGCTTCTCCAAGAACTATTTAGGATTGTCAAACGCAGGTAAAGTGCCTGTATTGGATGTAGGTATGAAATTTGTACCATTGTCACTTTCTCCTGACGATGCCCAATTTGTGGAAAGTCACAAGCTATCTATCCCAGAGGTGGCAAGAATATTTAACATACCTCCGCACCTTATTGCAGACCTTGACCGAAGTACATTTAATAACATAGAGCAGCTTTCTCGTGAGTTTGTGACCTACACACTAAGGCCTTGGATAAAGCAATGGGAGGCAGAACTAAATAGAAAGCTATTTCTTGAAGAAGAAAAAGGGCGGTTTAGGGTGCGATTCAATATTAACTCACTACTTAGAGGTGATACAGCTTCGCAGTCGCAGCAGATTGATACAGTTATGAAATGGGGCATCATGTCTATAAACGAAGTCAGGCAGACTTTCTTTGATATGAATCCGATAGATGGCGAAGTAGGAGATAAAAATTTA